CCGAGACCGAGTGCCTGGTCCGCACCGATGCCTGCCGCCGCAGCAGCACCGGAGATCCGCTTCGTAATGTTCAGGATCTCGGACTCGGTAGCGGCCGTGTTGCGGCCGACCTCCAGCAGTGCGGAGGCGAAGTTCTCCATCTGTCCAGCGGGGAGCTGGAAGACGTTCATGACCCGAGCGAAGTCAGCCGTGTGGGCAGCGGTCAGGTCGGTGGCCGAGATGAGAATGCCCATCGTCTCGGCGTACTGAGCGAGGTTCTCGTTCGCGATGCCGAGCTGAGCGCCCGACGCTGCGAGCGCAGCAAGTTCCTGCGTAGCGAGCGGAGTGTTCCGAGCGACATTGAGGATCTGCTCACCGATGCGCTCGACAGCCGCACCACTCTCGCCAGTGGTGCGCTCCAGATCGAACATGGCGTCCTGCCACTCGATCGTGGAGTTGATCGCAACTCCAAGCCCCGCGGCCACCGCCGCGGGGAACGCCGCGAAGGCAGTCCCGAGGTTCTGGAGTCCGAACCACGCATTCGTCGCCATGCCCGAGAGCTGTGCGAGTGCGTTGTTCGCCTGAGTGGCAGCGTTGACCGCTCCCTGAGCGTTGCCAGTGATGTAGAACGTTGCGGTATTGCCGCCACCTCCCATCATGCTCACTGGCTGCTCACCTCACTTCTTTCCGAATCGTGCTGCCGGATCTGCGAACTTCCCCTTGGCAGGTGTGGCGGGTGCCTCACCTTCTTGGACTTCGGGCTCAGGCTCAGTCATGAGCTTTCGGATTACGCCCTGTGCTCGGGTCTGAGCCTGGCTGTCGTTCTTGGCCTTGCGCACTGCCATCTGGATGCTGTTCTCGACGTGACGCCCCCACATGAAGCACGCCTCATCGAAGCAGTACGCGGCCCAGGCGTCATCGCTTCTTCTTGGGTCGAGTCCCACCAGTTCGCTTGGCCGGTTCCCGAACTCCTTCGCCTGCTTGTAGAGCTGCCAGAGTGCGCTCCGATTGCTCACGAAAGGTGGCGAGGTTGGCCGCTGCCCCCTGTGCCACAGCGAAGACGAAGAGGCGGTCTTCCATCTCCATGTCCCACACGGAGATGTGGCCCTCGGGGCACACCCACTTCTCCAGCCGAGCCTGGTACTCCTCGGCCGTCTCGGGCTTCGGAAGCTTCCGACCGTTCTCGCCGTAGCCCCGCTTCGGAGGCATGGCGAACGGAGGGGAGATGATGCAGTGCACCGCGGTCTCGTTCATGAGATCGAGGAACTGCAACATGGTGTTGCTGTCGGCCGCATCCATCGGGAAGTTGGGGTTCCCGGTGTCGATCATCTTCCGAACGATCCCTGCGAGGGGGTTCGGAATCTGCCCGGACTGGAGCTGGACGACGAGATCCAGCGAACGGCGCATCCGGACGACGTTGCCGCTCGGGAGCGGGGTGATGAACCCCTCCTCCTTGGAAACGGCAGCGACGGGCTTCTTGGCCCACCCCTCGACGGAAGTGGGGACCAGCTCTTCTTGTGCCACGGCCTCTTCGGCCTGGTCGGTCGGCATCTGCGTGCTCCTTTGACCTGTTGTCGGAATGTTCTGGACTTGCTTGCGATCAGACGATCGCGGCGGCGGTCTCGTTCTGGACGAAGCTGTAGAGCTTCCGATCCGAGGTGCGCCCGATGGCACGGCCCGAAGCGCCGGTCAGCCAGAACGAGCCATCGCTCATCTCGCCGCTCAGCTCGCCGGTGGCCTTGCACTTGTAGAGCTTGACGTGGAAGTCGCCGCCCGAGTCCGAGATCGCCTGACCCTCAGCCTCGAAGTAGCCGCGGCTGGCGATGTCGGTCTTGTCGTAAGTCTTCACGCGGTTCGGGGTGGTGCCCGAGTTGGTGATGGTGCCGCCGTACATGACGACGATGGCTTCGAGCGGAACACCGCCGCTCTCCAGCTCCCACTCGACACCCGAGCCGAGGTCGTGGACGGCAACCACGCCGTCGTCACCTCGCAGCTCCTCGGAGTCGCTGGTCTCCGAGAAGGAGAACGTGCGGGAGTTGGGAAGATCGACGGACGAACCGGCGACCTCGCTGGCGTTCAGAGCCTTCAGCTTCACATCGCGAAGACCGAAGGGAAGCGGGGTGGTGGTCAGTGCTGACATGGGGCCGCAGCCTCCTTCTTGTCGAAGAGAGCACTCGGCTCTCGGAACGTTCTTGTACGGGTGGCTTCTCCGGTGAGAAGGTCGAAGTAGTGGAGGACGACGACGCCCTTCCCGGCCCCGCAGTGGCTTGACTTGCACTTCACCTCAAGCTCACCGTCACGGACGATGCCGTGGATACGGGAAGGGCATCGGATCTCCACTGGATCAGCCGCCGCTGCCTCGCCGCCCACCGCGGGTGGAGCCCCCGGTGGTGGTCGTGGTGGCGCTCAGGTCCGGATCGTTGGCGGGCTCGCTGCCCTCGGGCTTGTCCTCGGTCTTCTCGGCCGTGGACTCGTCGGCCTCGCCCTCGCTGGAAGCCGCGGCCCGGTCGGCGTCCCGAAGCACCGGCACGTCCTCCCGCTTCTCGGTCTTGTCCGTCATCGCGAGGAAGATGCGCTGGTGAGCGTTGGTCGGGATCCGATCGAGATCGGTCACATCCGCGAAGTATTCCGAATCTTCGAGGATGATCTCGACCTGCTCGTCGGTGAGGCTGGCGTCGTCGGTGTCGATGATCCAGTTGTTCGACTGGTCCCACCGAAGCTCCTTGCTCAGACCCTCGGCCAGACGACCACCGAAGTTCTCGCCCTTCTCCAAGAGCTGAACGTGCGCAGAGCCCATGAACTTGATCTTCTTGCCCATTCGAGTTCTCTCCTTTGGTCAGGGCCGTAGCCCAGCGTAGATGGCAGCCGATCCAACGTTCGGAAATCGGCTAGGACGTAGGGACGGCCTCGGACACCGTGAAGCGGATCGATCCGTACCGACAGCACGAATCCCACCCGTCATCGGTGATCTGCTGAGAGCGACCCTGCCAGAGCGTTTCGGAAACGCGCTGCTTGCCGTCTTCGGTCACGAAGTCAGCCATCGCCTCAGCGATGTGACTGATCCGAGCCAGGATGGCGTTGATGCGGGTGTAGTCGCCCTTGTGGTCGTAGACGTAGATCCGAAAGAAGCGCCAGCTCGACCGGCTGGTCTCACGGACCACGGTGTGCACGGTCTCCGGTCCCTCGTTCCAGACGATGTAGGGCCGGGGAGGGATGGCCTCGGTCTCTCCGAGCCCCACGGAGGACTGCTGGAACCACCACTCCTCGACGGGGCGCTGATCGCCCACGAGCGCCTTGATCTCGTCGTCCTCGGTGATCGCCTTCGTGAAGTCGTCCTCGATCACTGCGTCACCCCTCGGAAGTTCGTGCGCCGATCCTCGTCGGTGCCGTGGTCGAAGATGATGTACGGGTCGAAGCCCGGACCGTGGTGCGGGGCGTAGGGACGCTCGCCGTCGATGACGAAGAACTCGCACGCCTCATGTCTCTCGACCAGAATGATCTGATCGAGAAGCCATCGCTGCCACGACACTCGGTTGTAGGAAGCGGCAGGGACGATGAAGTAATGGTGGACCCGGTAGGTCTCGCCACGCTCCGGGTGGTAGCTGTTGAGGCCGAGCGTGGTGATGTCGAGCGTGAGCCCTTCGGAACCTTGCCCTCGGTCCATGTGCTTGAGCACGAACTCCCAACCGGGCCGGTAGGTGAGCTTCCGCACGAGATCTTCCAGCTCGTGCGGCCACGGTGCCTCGTTCGTGTTCGGGCGTGCGCTCATGTAATGACCTTCAACTTTCCTGCAAGCTGCGGAGCGAAGTGTTCCAGTGTCGGAGCGACGATGGCGAAGCGACCGCCCCAGCGCACCTCCAGCCAGATGCCGTAGTAGATGTCCGGGCCGTGGCCGAGGAAGATGGTGAAGTGCCGATCGTCCTCCCACACGACGCGACCCTGAAGTCCCTCACGTGCGTTGCCGGTGCGGTCTGACCACGGAGCGTTCTCCTTGGCCCAGGAGACCATCTCGTCCTTGAGATCCTCGACCTGCTTCTTGAGGTTGTCCAGAACGTTCTGCTCTGCCTGAGCGATGTAGTCGGCACAGCTCTCCAACCCGACCCATGCGAAACCCCAGCCGCCAGCGAACCGGCCCCTGGCGTCGCGCACCTGCTGACGGTGGAACTCACGGAAGATGGCCGAGCCCCACTCCCCGCCCTGTGCTGCTTGGAACGGAACGTTCGTGATGTGACCACCGACGCGACGACGCGGACCACCAGAGCTTCGTCCAGACACTCCAGAGATGCGACGGGTGCGGTTGTAGGTCGGCATGTCAGTGGCGCTCGATCACCCATGCTCGGGTCTCGTATCGGCGGTCGGCGTGCACCTCGACCACTCGGAAGTCGCGGCCGTGCACGATGAACTCGTCCTTCTCCTTCACGTCCGCTGCGGGAAGACCGATCAGAACGTGGCTCGTCTCGACCTTCTCGCCTTCGGTGAGCTGCACGTAGCGAGGATCGCCCGTCGTCGGGCTGAAGTAGAGGCGCTGTTCCGGAATGTTCTCGGGCGTTCCCTTGATCTGCCCACCGGACGGCGTTCTCGTCATTCCTTCGCGACGGATCACGATGTCGTAGGACGGACCGAACTCGATCAGATCCTTCGTCGTCTCCAGAAGTTCGGAAATCTCGATCGGATCCATGTCAGCTCAGAATCGCCGGGATGAGGAGTCGGTGCGTCGGGTACTCCCGCACGTGGTCTGAGTACCCGCTGAACGGCGTCAGGACGGGCTCGGAGCTGTCGCAGCGGAGATTCACCGCTCGGCCCACCACACGGCCAGCGAGGGCGTTCTGGCGTTCGATGACGGCACCACTGACGATCTTGTTCCAGAACGCCACCATCTCCTTAGCGTTCTTGAACTTCTGGCTCATCTTCCGATCCGCTCCAGATTCGGTCACATCCACGAGACGGGCATACTTCGCCATCTTGCGGATCCATCCCTCGGCGGTAGCCCTGTCAAGATCTCCGTCCGCGTAGGTGAGAAGCTCAAACACAGCATCGTCGTCAAAGAATGTTTCCGAACCATCTCCATCTGGATCAACCTTCGACTCGCCAAGACGAGCACGAAGCTGACTCTGGATTACCTCTCCGGGCGTGACGACAACAGAGTCAGGAAGCTCAACCTCAAAGAATTCATCCCCGAAAGTTTCAAGTCCATCCTCTGTGACAGTCCACTCGATCCGCCAAAGCCCAACCTGTGCGTCCTCGGGGATGTCATAGCTCACTCCGTATAGCCCCGACATGAGGAGGGTGGGAACTCCAGCACTCAAGACCTTCGTGCCGCTGGAATCGAAGATGTCGGCCACGATCTCGTCGGGGGTAACAGAGGCACCACTTGAGGACGTAACCGATGCCGTTAGTTGTGCCGTAGAGCCGGGAGAGAAGCGCATAAGACTTCCTGTCTTGAGATTAGGAACGTTCTATTTCTTGATCGCGGTAACGCAGGATGCGCCCTAGCAACATTGAACTAAAGAGTGACAGAGCTAGCAATAATAGAGCATATAAGAATATTCTCATATCAGCTCATCGCCCTCAAGAAGGGCTACTACAACCCCCGCCACAACAGAGAACATGAAACCCAGCAGCTCTCGAACCTTCACCATGAAATCACTACCACCTGACCAGGGCCACCGTTGCCGCCCGTACCAGAAGGAAGCTCCGCTAGAGATCATCCGAGAGGACTTCCAAGATGATCGCTGCCAACAGTCTGTCTCTCTCGGCAGCGGTGAACGCAGCCTCGCCCTTCTTGACGCGCCTGGCCTTGGCGGCGATGGCCCGCATCCGTTCGTGGCGCTCCAACCGCTTCATCTCGGCGGTTACGTCTGTCTCGTACTCACGGTCGATGCGCGAACTGCCATCGCCAAAGAACGTCTCGTCGCGGTGCTGCTGGTAGTAGCGACCGTCGCGTTCGTCGATGTCGGTGCCGGGGATGAGTGCCATTACATGCCTCCGAATGTGTAGCGGAACTTCACCATGTCACCGAAGCGGGCCACAAGGTCGGTGTCGGGATTCCAAGCTCTCGGTACGCCAACTCCGCTGTTTGGGATTGAGTATCCTGCGGCTCGGACGCTTGCGCCGCCAGTCTCTCCTGGTTGAACGAGGAGCCCGCCGTAGGTGATTGGTGCGATCGTGCGGAGGTTGGGAGTTCCGCTGACGTAGTCAACTCCCCACAGCCAGCCTGGCCCCGCCTTGATGTTGCAGGCGATCGTTCGGATGGATGCTGCCGAGGCGATGACCCCTGCGATGCCGATGATCTTGACCGGCCTGTTCCACCTGTCGGCTATGGCGAGACCGAGGGTGTGAGTTCCAGTCGTGTTCGTTCCTTCGATGGCGATGGAGGTGACGTTGATTTCTTCAGGGAGCCACATGTTCCCGCCGAAGTATGTGTGCCCTGACGACGCCGTGAACGTCGTGCCGACGGCGCCTCCTGGGAGGACCATTCGTCCAGGCTTGTCTCCGAGTCGAGGCATGATCCCCGCCGGGTTGTCTTGACCGTTCCTGTGCAGTCCCCTGTTCATGCTTCGCCTCCGAACTGGAACTGGTAGCGGAGACTTCCGTTCTTGTGGCCGAGAGAGCCGTCGGTGAGGTTCGGTATCTGAGGCCACTCACTGCCGAACGCCGATGTGAAGTCCCATGAGTAACTCACGTTGTTCGACGTGCCCGGTTGCCCTGCCGTGCGGAACGGGATGTGGAAGTAGTCTCCGAGTCCGGTGATTGACCCGACCGAGAGCCCGGTCACCGATGGACGCATGGCGAGGTAGATCGGACCTGGGCCGAACACCATCGGGCGGTCGATGGTCTTGGTCCCGGTACTGCTTGCGTCGATGGTGCCGAGGTCGATGATTGGCTTCCTCGGGAGCCAGTCGTTGTCACAGTCGTAGAGGGCGACCTCGATGGTGGCACCTGCGACTGTGACCGTTGTAGCTATCGACAGACGAACTGCCCTCACGGTCCGCTGCCAGGGTTCTGTGGCCGACATCGTGACTGATCCTGCGACGAGGCTCAGGTTGCCCTGTCCCAGCGGAGGGGAGCGGTGCCAGTTCGGCTTGATCGGCAACTGCCAGCCCTTGGCGTCTCGACGGGTGACGGCGTTAGAGATTAGTCCGTTCTTCATGCGAAGACCCAGGAGAAGTGCGCGACGTTGGTGTTTGTGTCGTCGTCCTTCCAGAACGGGGAGTCCCTTGGTCCGCTTCGCCTACCACCCTGCGGGGCGGCGTTCGTCAGCGTTTGGGAGTGGATCGCTGACCACGTTCCAGAGGTTGCTCTCATGGTTGGGGTGACTGTGTAGGAGACTGCCGGACGGAGCCCTGCGGCGTAGATGCCAGCGGGGAAGTAGACCGCTCCGAAGGAGGACGACTTGTACCCCGTCGTCGTGATGTCTATCGGCGCTCCGTAGGCGATGATCCTCTCGGGGTGGCCCCACCTGTCGCAGACGACGACGAACGGTGTCACGTCACCGACAGGCGCAGTTCCCGCTACGATGACCTCGCCAACCAGTGTGTCGAGGTGGAACCCCTCTTCGAAGATGGTCGGGTGGTTGACCGTCTTCAGATTGGCGGTCAACGAGACGCTGGTGGTGCCTGATTGAGGAGGGATGTATTTCGTCCCTGCCTTGGGCCGTACCCCCGGCGGGTACGAGAGGCGGACTCGCGTGTCGTTCACGGCTTAGAAGTCAGCGCCGTGAGCGAAGACGTTGAACGTCTCGGCGTTGTGCGTACCGAACTTCAGGACGTGCGCCGTCGAGGGGAGGATGAGGTTGTCGTAACGACGGGCGATCTGGAACGCGCCGACCGTGCCGGAAGGAGTGGCGGCGTAGACGGCGAACTCGTCGAGAAGGCGGATGTTCGCGCCATCATCGAGGAACATGCGGACCATGCCTGCCGTCGTCGTGCCCGTGGCAACGATGCGGATTTCCTCGATCTTCGTTCCTGTCGCGACACCTGCGATCAGCGTGCCCAGCGTGCCGGTGCCGTCTCGTCCTGTGTTGGCCGTGCTGATCTGGACCTGGGCGAGCCGAGGGGTCGTTGCGAACTGCGGGTCTGTTGCCATGATTGCTCCTACCTGAAGGCTTGACGGATGAGAACCTTGGTCGCGGGCGAAGCTGATGCTCCGCCCCCACCACCTGACGGGGCTGCCCACTCGGGCTTCGTTGCTCCGGCCGTGAGCACGTGGGTTGCTGTGGCCGACTTCGGGAGACGCTCCCAGCCAGCCGCACCACGGATGATGATGTCACCTTCGGCGTCAGCCAGGTTGGCGATGTCCGTGAGGTCCTGGTCGAACGCCTGCTTGGCATCGAGGGCCGTCTGCTGGGCCGTCGAGATCGGCTTGTTGGCGTCGGAGGTGTTGTCAACGCTCCCGAGTCCGACATCACCCTTCGCCAACGCCAGGTCCGTCTTCACCTGGGCGGGCGTGCGGTTCGTCCAGACGCCAGCCTTCTGCTGGAGGAGGTCGTCGTTCGACGGGTTGAGGTTCGCCAACTCGCCGAGGTCGGCGTCGAGCGCCTGGTACACGGCCGAGAGGGCGGCGAGGGCGTCGAGGAGTTCCTGGTCCGTCGTGATGACGGCGGCGAGGGCGTCGATCGCTGCCTTCGTGAAGGCCGTGGTGGCGACCTGGGTGGTGTTCGTCCCAGGTGCGGCAGTCGGGGCGGTGGGCGTGCCAGTGAGGCCGGGGGAGTTGAGCGGGGCGAGCGTCTCGATCTTGTCGCGGAAGGCGTCCTTGGTGACGACTTCGAGGCTGCCGTTCCAGGCTGCTTCGTCGTAGGCGGAGGCCGGGACGGCGATGGGGACAGTGGCCGTGATGAGGCCCGCGGCGATCTTGAGCTTCTCGATGCTGCTGATGATGAGCGACAGTTCGCCTGACCCGCCGCCGAGGCCGTTGTTGGTCCCGTCTCGGCGTGGGACGATCGTGGGGTTGGTTGAGGAGCTACCTGCGTTCTCGATGAGAGGCCCCGTGGCCGTGTTGGCGTAGAAATCGCCCGTACTCATGCGGAACCGCTGCGAACCGCCGAGGTTGAAGGCAACCTCACCGGAGGGAAAGCTGAGGTACGTGTCGGTGGCGGCGGCCGAGCGGAACGAGGTTCCATGCACCGTGGCGAAGGTCTTGGTGCCGCTGATCGTCTCATCACCGGTCTTGTGGACGACGTTGGCGTCGAGGGCTACCAGGGCCATCATGGCGTCGATGGTGGCCTTGGAGTAGATGTCCGTGCCGTAGACGAGCCCCAGCGCCGTGCGCCAGGTGGCCCCCACGATGTTCGAGGCGTCGGCGTTCGCCTTCGTTCCTACCTGTGTGAGCAACGCCTGAAGAGCTGTGTCCTGATCTCCCAGGAGGTCTTCAAGTTCCGCCAACGTGTCAGCCGCAGAACTCGCACCGTTCAGGAGTGCGTTGATGGCGTTGGTGACCGCTGTCGTGATCTCGCTGTCGCGGGCGATCGATGCAGGTATGACAGCATCAGAGATGTGTCCGTTGCCATCGAGACCTGCGTATCCGTTCGGGACGCCCTTCTCGCTCAAGAGCTGTCGAAGGTTGTCGGCGTTCGCCCGAGAAGTCGCTTCAGCGTTGATCGCAGAAGTCCGCGCTGCTACCTCGTTGAGAACCTCTTGAGCAAGAGCCGAGAGGGCGGGCACCATCCACACGGTTCCGTCTTCGGAAACAACGACATCGCCCTTATCACCATCGGTGACACCAGCGCCTCCGTTGTCATCATCAACGATCAGTCGAGCAGTCACACGAGTTACCTTCTTTCGGATACGCGAAGAGGGGCCGGGCCTATGCGACCCGGCCCCTCATGCCACTTCCCTCTGCAAGGAGAGAGAAGCTACTCCTGCTCGGAGTCGGACGCCTTCTTGCCGCCCTTCTTCTTGCCACCGCTCTTGCGGGGCTTCTGACCCGTCGTGCGGGCCTTCTGCTCCTCGGGGTCGTCGGTGTTCAGACCGGCCTCCTCCTGCTCACGCAGGCGCTCCTCCCGGTCCTCGGCATCGGCAGCGAGCTGCTCCTCGAACTCGGCATCGGCATCGACACCGAGCTTCTCCTCGATGCGCTGGCGGGCCTCACGAGCGACTCGCTGGATCTGGCCCTCCTGCACCGCGCTGGCCTTCTCCCGGTAGTCCGGGGCCTGGCGCAGCACCTCCTGCTCGACCGCATCGTCGTGGGCGTCCTCCCACTCGGCCTTGCTGGCGGGCTCCAGAAGACCAGCGTTGAGCTTGGCTCGCACGTAGCGAGCGGCCTGCTTGTCCTCGGGGAACTTGCGGACATCGAGCCCTGCGATGCTCCACCCGGACCCATCGACATCGCACACGATGCCGTTCTGGAGCCGAGTTGCGAGCCGCACGTAAGACGGATCGTTTGCCATCGGAACGTTCTCCTTCCTGTTCTCTCGGCTCAGACCGTGGGCGGCTGCGGGCCGGGGTTGGTGGTGGTGTTCGTGGTGTAGTCGAGGATCAGTCGCCCGTCCTTGAAGATGTTGGCGAAGCCGGTGATGATGCTCACGTACTCCCCCTCGATCTGGCGGGACACGATCTTCTCCGACTCGATCAGCAGCGGCATGGCGGTGAGCTGGATGAAGGCTCGTGCCCGGTCGATGAGGATGATCTTGCCGGTGGGGATCGCGTCGTGGACGAAGATGTCCTGGCTCGTCGGGAGCGGCGTCGCGATGTTGAGCGAGACGGTGCTCGGGGTGGTCGCGCCAGCGGGGATCGACCGCTGGAACTCGGGCATGTTGAGGACGGTGATCGCATCCGCCTCGGACATGAGCATGACCGAGCTGTTCCGACCGATGCGGCGGAACCGGATCCAGGCTCGGGTGAGATCCTGGTAGCCGAGGGTGTTGGCGACCGCAGCACCGATGACGGGAGCGGCCTCCGACCCGTCAGCCTGGTCGCCGTTGATGGCGACCGCGATCAGCTCGCGATCGAGATCCGCGCCGAGCTGCGTGCCCAGCTCCTCGAAGAAGATCGCGGCCAGGTCGATCGGGGTGAACATGATCGACTCGTAGGTCTGCTTGAGACCGCGGGCCTTCTTCTTGATCGTGACCTGCTTCTCACTCCAGGCGATGATCTCGCCCTCGGTGATGGTCGCGCCCTCGTTGGTGTCGCGGAGCCGAACCTCGTCCCGATCGATCGAGCTGAAGTCCATGAACGGCATGGTCAGACCGGTGCCGTTGATGGTCTCTTCCGCAGCGACGAGGCCACTGTGGAAGGGGGTGTACTCCAGACCGCGACGGATGGCGTCGCGGAAGATCTCGGGGAAGAGCCAGCGATTCAGCTCGCTGGTGTTGAGCATCTTCTCGACCGTCATGTCCTTCAGGTCGATGCCGAGCTGCCGGTAGAACTCCTGCGGCGAGACCTTGGCGTGATCGCCGTCCTTGCCGTAGGTGTCCTCCAGGTAGCTCTTGAGGCTCACGTCCTTGCGGTTCTTCCGGAGACGCTGCATCTCCTTGTGGAACTGCTCCATCGGGAACGCGTCCTTGTCGAGCGCGCTGTCGGTGAACTTGGTTGCCATCGGAATGTTCCTCCTTCCTGGTTCAGTGGGCTTAGCGGACGAGGATGTCCACGTCGTCCCCCGAGCCAGTGGAGGCCATGAGGGAGATCCCGATCGTTGCGACGTTGGCGCCCGCGGCGACAACGGTGTTGGCGGCTCCGACGCCGACCTCGACGCCAGCAGCGAACGCGCCGCCAGCGAGGACACGCTTCACGTAGAGGCCACGAGCCTCCACGGTCACGTCACCGGGAACCTTGTCGTTGCCGACGCTGGTGCCCATGACGTTCGAGACGCGCTTCTTGTTGGAGACCGAGACGTGGCCCAGGACCGGCTTGGTGCCGTTCGCCAGACCCACCTCGTAGTCACCGACGATCTGAACGAAGTCGCCAACGTCGGTGGCAACCTGTGCCTCCATCGTGAGCGCCAGAAGTCCGGTGATCTTGCCCCCGGAACGCTTCGTGGTCATTGCTTCCCTCCTTCGGGATCTCTTGGATCAGTATGGCCGAGTGTTCCGCTCGGCTTCGGAATTGCTCAGCCGTGGATGCGCTTGACGCGACGATCGTTGTCGTCGCCGCCTTCGGAAACTTCCTCGTGCACGTCACCGAGCCGCTGCGTGATCGGCTCGACGGTGTTCGGGTCCGAAGGGAAGGACGAGCGCCGCACGGCCTTCGGGAACTTCTTCTGTGCCTCGGCCTGCTGCTCATCTCGCATGGCCTTGAGCAGCTCGGGATCCTCGCCCACCCGGTCCAGCAGCTTCTCGTAGGTGGACACATCCACCTTCGGCTGGTCCTTCGTGGCGTGGTTCATCACGTAGGCATCGATGGCCTCAGCACGAAGCTCGCGCACGTACTGATCGCCAAGAGCAGCCTTCGGAGTCAGTTCGGAAACCTTCTCCTCGGCGGTCTTCAGGTCCGACGAGACAGCGAGGAGCAGAGCATCGAGACCAGTGCCCTTGCTCTCCTCGATCGCCTTGATGGCAGCTTCGGAAAGGTTGGACTTGCGCGCTGCACGCAGCACGTCCTCCTTGTTCACTGACTTCTCCTCCTCGCTGTCTTCGTCGTCCTCATCCTCGGAGGAGTCGTCGTCGGTGTCATCCGAGTCCTCGTCCTCTTCGGAGTCTTCCTCGTCGTCTACCGACGAGCCCTCGACGCCGCTCGGCTCGACGCCTGACGGGTCGGCCGGATCGCTGCTCGACCCCGACCCCCCGTCCCCTGCGCCTGCGTTCGCGACGGGAGCCACGTCCCCATCCGACGCTCCGTTCGGGTCGCTGCCCGAACCACCGGGAACCTCGTGTTCGCCATCTTCCTCCTCCTCGGAGTCGTTGGTTGCCTTGCCGAGCGACAGCACGCCATCGCTCGGGTTCTCGGGATCGAACGTCCAGCGGAGACCTTCGGAATCCGTCCAGACGAGCGCCCCATCATCCGCTTCCTTCACGAGCCCCTTGCGGCGGGCCTCAGCCAGCTTCCGCGGCTCGTGCGGAATCGGAAGGTTCTCGGCCTCCTTCTTGGAGACGCCGATGATCGGCAGCTCCTTGGAAGCCACGGACTTCATGACCGACGCGAAGGCCGGATCCTTGTCGAGCGCCGCGAAATACTGAGCGCCGAGGAAGACCTGCGACAGCTCGTACATATCCCGCGGATCAGAGAAGACGCGGATGCACTTCTCGGCCTTGCTCGTCTTCGGATCGCAGGGCTTGGGGTAGCCCCAGGAGTCCTCCTCGGCGTCCTCGGTGTAGTAGAGGCCCTTGTCGTGGCCGTTCTGGCACCACCAGCCCCACGACGAGAACGGAGCCTTGCAGAAGCTCAGCGAGCACTCGTCCTTGCCGAGCATGACGCCGACGCTGACCGCCCAATTGATTCCGAAGTCGATCTTCTCGATCAGCGGCTCGAACTGCGCGGTCTTCGGCATGTAGACGCCGTTCGTGAGGAACGTCGCCCCGCTCTTGGTCGTCGTGTCGGTCTCGAAGATGCGCCCGACCGCGTTGCCGACCTTGTACTCGTGGTCGAGCATGAAGCTCTTGCCGGTCGGGCTGTAGGGCTGCGGCAGCTCCGCGAAGTCCTTCACGCACTGCTTCGAGAACTGGTCGTCATCCCGGTCGGGGATGTCGTTGCAGGAGAGCGTGGTGAAGGCGACCACCTCGTCAGCGGTCACCGTCTTGCGGGTGAAGCCGTTGATCTTGGCGAGCTGCTCATCGGTGGGGCGCATGGTGGCCCCGGAGCCAGCGTCGGCCTCCACGCCGTCGTCGCTGACCTTGACGAGCGTCGCGGTCTTGTCGATGAGCCCCTTGCGGGCGCTGATGCGCTCCTTGTCCTCGGAGAGAGCTTCGGAAAGCTTCTTCTCGTGCTTGCGCCGGTCCACGGCCACACCGCTCACTTTCGCACCTCCGTACCCTTCTGCGAGAAGGTCTTGCCCTCGCGCTCACGACGCTGCTTCTCGACCTTCTTGTCCTCGGCCTGCTCGGCGTCGGTGGTGGTCGGCTCACTCGTCTCCGTCATCGGTGTCCTCCAGGTTGTCAGATTCGGAAGGGCTGCTTCGGAAATCCGGCTGGAAATCCGAACCCTTCGTTGTGGTGTTGCTCACATCGACGGCGTGTGCCGAAGCGATGGAGATGAGGCTCTCGGGCACTTCCGTCATCGGAGTCTTCGGTTCTGCGTAGCCAAGCTCCTGTGCCACGCCACGCTGATCGAGGATGCCGAGGATCCACTTCATGACCGCATTCGCGATCTCGGTCTTCTCGGCCAGCGCCTCCTGCTGACGGTTGAGCGCACGGTTCTCGTTGAAGACCAGCGAGATCTTGTCGGGCTGAAGACCGCTCAGGTTGCACATGAGCCAGTAGCCACGCTCGATGACCCGCTTCGCGGCGCGCTGGTACTTCTCAGTGTTCCGCATGATGATGTCGTAGGCCACGCCTGCGTACGTCTCGGTGGTGGAGTACGAACGGCCCTGCACGGACGGCATCGACTTGAGGCCAGAGAAGACCATCTCCTCGTTCGCCTTGTGGATGTTCGTCGCACCAGCAGCGTTGCCACCGAGCTGCTGCATCATCACCGTCACGTCATCGAAGTGCACGAGACCACCGTCTCGCACCATCTCCTCCGCGATGCCGGTGTACGCATCGAGGTAGGCCCCAGCACGAGCTGCGTACTCCTCGTCGCTCTCACCGGGCAGAGCGGACAGCCTCTCGATCGCCAGATCCACCATGCCCAGCAGACCAATCTTCTTCACGATCTGGCCCATGTTGTGAACCATGTCTCGCTGGATCGCAATGTTCTGAAGAGCGGCCAGGAAAGGCGGGGTTCCGTAGGGCGACTCGGGAGCAGCGTCGAAGGCGTAGTAGACGAAGGTCAGCTCGTTGAGGCGCACGCAGTTGCCTCGCACCTCCTGGCCCTGCTTCTTCGCCTCCTCGGCCTGCTTCGAGGTGACCTTCTGGAACGGAGCGAACCGCTGCTCCTCCTCGATCCAGAAGAACCGAATCTTCTTCGGAGAGATGTCAGCGAAGTCCACAACACCCGTCAGGTCTTCGTTGAGCACCCACTCGCCACACATGGCCCCGAAGGTCGCAGCCTGATCGAGCAGCTTGTCCACCACGCCGTCGATGCCACCGTGCGGCTCCTGAACCTTCCGAGCGTTCTCCTCCAGCAGCTCCTTGACGCGCTTGCGCTGAAGGTCGGACGCCGCATCGACCATGAGTTCGTGCCCGCTGTTGGCGAGCATCTTGATGTTCTCGACGGCCTGCGAATAGTCCGGGTTGTAGGTGGAGAGGATCTCGACGTAATCGAGGATCTCCCACGGAAGCTGGTACGCCAGCGGGGCGTACTGCTGGAACATTCTGCGGATCTGCGTGTCCGCATTCGGTGCGTCACCTGAGCCGAGGATCGCAGACGTGACGCCGCCTGCCTTGAGCGGTCGCCCCTGAGCCCCTGCGTACTTCACCGCCGACGTGATGCGCTCACCATCGGTCAGGTCTTCTGCCTTCTTGTCGCTGCGTAGGTGCCGCACTTCTGCCGAGCTGGTCATCGTTCCATGATGCCTTCCTGCCGATGATGGCTTTCGGATTCCTACCGCTTGCTCCGGGCGACGGAGCCGAAGCTGCGGGCCACGGCCACACGAGGGACACGGCCCGTCAGGCTCGCCTCGGACGGCTTGGTGGAGAGCTTCCTCCCTGCCTCGTGCATGTCGCCGTTCGTGGAGAAGCTACGCGGAAGCACCCGGATCTTGTTCAGTCCGAGCTGGTCGATGAACTTGGCGAAGTAGCAGATCGCCGCGTCGCAGAGGTGGTCGTTGCCCTTGGCGATGCGCCCGCTCTTGCGCTTCCAGTTCCGGACTTGATGGTGGAACTCCTCGTGCTCAGCGGGGTACACGGTGTCGCCAGCCTCGTTCATAATGTTCCAAGCTGCGACCGCCGCCTCCTTGTGCTCAGCGAAGTTCACGTCACGGACGGGCAGCCGGTGCTCTTCCCGAAGCTTCTTGTTCAGGTAGTTGCCACCACCGCCGATGTCGGCCGCGACTTCGAGCAGGTCTCGCCGGT